GCTAACAACAAAAGAGCTGGCAGAACTGGCAGGCGTAACGCCGCAGAGAATCCGAAAATGGAAGAGCGAAGACAAGTGGGACACTGTAATAGCGCCACGAAAGAAAGGCGGACAAAAAGGAAACAAAAACGCCGCTGGAAAAACGCCAGCAAAAAACGGGAATAAGAACGCCGAGAAACACGGTATATACTCACGTGTAGACCTGGACAGGATCACGGGGGAAGAAGAAGCGCTGATCGAGAACGCAAAGCACTATGATATAGCGCAGAAGATCAACGAGGAATATAGCAAACTGATCGTAAAGGAAAGCAGACTGCAGAAGATGCTGGACGAGATCATAGAAGAGACAAAGAAAGAACCAGATAAAACGTATATAGATAGCGTTACGACAATGGAAGGCGACCAAACACTAGAGATACGCAACAGTAGTTCAGCATTCGAACGTATGAAGAAGATAGAAGAACAACTAATAAGGGTACATAGAAGCATCATTAAGTTACTGGATACGATGAAGGCACACGAGATGGAAGCACTCAAGTTACAGCTGGATAAGAAGAAGAACGAACTGCAGCGCATGAAGCTGACCGGAGAAGTTAGCATAGAACCAGAGCCGGAAGAGTATGAGATCATAGACGAGTAAGGACACACATACAGGGACGACGTGCCGCCCGCCCGGCAGCAGTCGAGCGACAGAGAGAAAGAAAAAATAAAAGTGATGAAGGCATGATGCACCGACACGGATCACATCGAACACGAAAACAAACAGATGTTTGACCCTTGTTCGAGTGGGTCCTTCCGGCACAAAACGCCGACTGCGGGTACAACGACGCCCAAAAGTCCGTTTTTTGGCAAAATAAAAAAACGAGTTCCCGAATTTCCATGGAAAAATTCAGATAGGGGGTTCAGAAAAAATGTGTCCAATTTGGACACATGGAAAGGGGTAAAAATGAAACTGTATACAGCAAAAGCGGTCGCGGCGTGGCTGGGTATGACAGAAAGAAACGTTAGAAAACTAAGAGACAAAAATATAATAAAAGAATTTAAGCTGGGATTGTATAAATTGCAGGACGTAACACAGCAGTATATCACATACCTACAGAACAAGAACCCGGAAACGGAAGGAACGCTGGACTATAACGAGGAACGCGCAAAGCTTATGAGGGCGAAGCGTGAGAGTGTAGAGGTAGAATTGAGGACCAGGCGAAACGAGCTGCATGAAGCGGAAGAAGTCGAACAAGTTATGACGGATATGTTGATACGATTTAAAACTAAAATGATGGCGATCCCGGCAAAACAAAGTCCGGTTATTGCATCAAAGACAGATCAGACCGAGATTTTTAGCATATTAAAGAGAGCAATAGAAGAAGCATTGGACGAGTTGGCAACGTACAAAGAAGCTTTCGGAGAGAATGAAGAAGATGGAGAAGAAAACATATAGATTATTTAAAAAAATATTTGGAACATTAAAACCGCCACCAGATCTGACGTTGTCACAATGGGCGGATAAATACAGGCGATTATCTTCCGAAGCATCGGCAGAGCCGGGAAAGTGGAGAACAGACAAATGCCCGTATCAACGCGAGATCATGGACGCAATTACGAATATAAATATAAAAAAAGTGGTGGTTATGTCTGCAGCGCAGGTTGGAAAAACAGATGCTATGATATTGAATCCTATTGGCTATTATGTACACTATGAACCGGCGCCGATCATGGTAATACAGCCAACAATTAAGCTGGCGGAAGGATTCTCAAAAGAGCGTTTATCGCCAATGATCCGCGATACGCCAGTGCTGACAGAACGAATCAATGACGGATCACGTTCGAGCGGTAATACGATCGAGCAAAAAGTTTTTCCTGGCGGACATATAACAATGGTTGGAGCAAACAGCCCGGTTGGGTTGAGATCGCGACCAATTAGAATTTTATTATGCGACGAGATCGACGCATACCCGGCATCCGCAGGATCAGAAGGAGACCCGTTATTGCTGGCATCGAAACGACAGACAACGTTTTGGAATAAAAAACAGATAGATATATCAACGCCGACGATCAAAGGAATGTCGCGAATCGAAGTGGAATACGAAAACAGCAGCAAAGGAGAATGGAACGTACCTTGCCCGCATTGCGGAGAATTGCAGCCGTTGAAATGGGCAAATGTAAAATTTGACAAAGAAAATTTAAACAAAATTGAATATATTTGCGAGAAATGCGGAGCGATTGCAAGTGAAGTAGAGTGGAAAGAAAAATTCATAGAAGGAAAATTTGTGCATGAAAATGCAGAAAATCCGGTAAAAGGTTTTCATTTAAATACGTTGGGATCTACTATGACGACGTGGCGGGAAGTTGTCGAAAAATTCTTACTTGCCAATGAAGAAAGAAAAAAAGGAAATGTGGAGCTTATGAAAGTTTGGATCAATACAGAAATGGGCGAGACATGGGAAGAAGAAGGAGAAAAGCTGGAAGAAGATGATTTAATAAAACGTTGTCAAATGTATAATTGCGAAGTTCCGCAAGGCGTTATGTATCTAACAGCAGGAGTTGACACACAGGACGACCGTTTCGAAGTTGAGGTTGTCGGCTGGGGTGTAGAGCATGAGAGTTGGGGCATAAAATATTCGGTTTTATATGGGAATTTAGATCAAGAAGAAGTGTGGCAAGACCTTGATTTGTTTTTAGATCAGACATTTACCAGGCAGGACGGCATAAAAATGAAAATAAGGTGTACTTGTATGGATTCTGGAGGACACTACACGAACAAGGTGTATAAGTTTTGTAAGCAACGCTTTAGTAGAAATATATTTGCAATCAAAGGTGGAAGCGAAAGCACAGCAGCATATATCCAGAAGCCAACGAAAAACAACCGCGAAAAAGCGTATCTGTTTACGCTAGGAGTAGATACGGGAAAATCTCTACTGATGGGAAGATTGAAGGTTGAAGAAGAAGGACCGGGATACTGTCATTTTCCACGTGATCCTGGGACAGGGTATGATAAAAAATACTTCGAAGGATTAACGTCTGAAAAAAAGGTATTGCATTACAAAAAAGGAAGACCATATTTTACCTGGGAACTTGCAAAAGCGCATAAAAGAAATGAAGCACTTGATTGTAGGAACTATGCATCCGCAGCGATTGAGATCACAGGCTTGCCACTAAAGAAACAAGACGAACAACCACAACAGAAAAAAACAGCAAAAAGAAGACGAAGACGAACAGGAGGGATTGCATAAATGGCAGGAATCACGTTAGAAACAGCACAGAAGCACTTAGACGCATGGCTAGAAGCAGAAATGCAGGTAACAAATGCACAATCGTATACGATCGGCAGCAGGACGCTGACAAAAGCAAATCTGACAGAGATCAGAAACGCGATTGAATACTGGCAGCAGAAAGTGACAATGTTAGAAAATTTAAAGAAAAACAAAGGAAGAAGCAGGGTAAAAAGATTTGTACCACGAGACTTATAAAAGTCTGCCCGATATTTCCCGTTTTTTTAGGTAAAATTACATATAGAAAATATAAATAAAGCACCCGGAGCGGTGCTTTTTCTGTACGCAGAAAGGAGGAAAGATGAATGTCATAGCAAAAGTAATAGACGGTATTGTAACAACCGTGTCGCCGGAGAAGGGTTTAAAAAGGGCAGCAGCCAGAAGGCAAAATCAAATTTTAAACAGCGGATATGGAAACCACGGAGCCAGCACAACAAAAAAATCTATGAAAGGTTGGTTATTTGGCGGAGGAAGTGCAAGAGAAGACATAGAAGACAATCTTGACGTATTACGGCAAAGATCACGAGATCTATACATGGGCGTACCACTTGCAACTGGAGCAGTCAAAACGATGCGAACTAATGTCGTGGGACGTGGCTTAAAACTAAAGCCGACAATCGACAGAGAGATACTGGGGATCACACCAGAGGAAGCACAGAAGCTTGAAAAACAGATTGAAAGAGAGTGGGCGTTATGGGCAGAAAGCAATGACTGCGACATGGCACGATTGGATAATTTTTACGAACTACAACAACTTGCCTTTAGTAACTGGTTACAATCCGGAGATTGTTTGGCACTCCTTCCAACCAGTAAGCGAAAGAATCAACCATACGATACAAGAATTCAGCTTGTAGAAGCCGACAGGCTATGCAGCCCGTATTATATCGATAAATTAGACGGGAGCATAGTAAACGGCGTTGAAGTGGATCAAAACGGGGAAGTGATCGCGTACTATATAGCGAATAGGCACCCGTTGTCATACGAACAAAAGGAAATGAAATGGACGCGAGTAAAAGCGTACGGAAGTAAGACGGGAAGAAAGAACGTACTGCATTTAATGAGCCGTGAAAGAATCGATCAACGGCGCGGTACTCCGTTTTTAGCACCCGTGATCGAAAGTCTTAAACAGCTGGGGAGATACACCGATGCAGAACTTGTTGCAGCAGTCATAAGCGGAATGTTTACCGTATTTATTGAGAAAGAAGATAATTCGGAGGGCGACGCTATCGGAAATATTATTCCAGAAGATCAGCAAGTTGATGAAGAAGACGAAGGAAGTATCGAGATCGGTTCCGGCGCGGTAATTGATCTGGCAGCAGGAGAAAAGGCGCATGATATTAACCCCGGAAGACCAAACGCCAACTTCGGCGGATTTGTTGAGGCAATCTGCCAGCAAATAGGCGCAGCGTTAGAAATTCCATATGAAGTGCTGATGAAAAGATTTAATAGCAGTTTTACAGCATCCCGCGGAGCGTTAGAAGAAGCATGGAAGATGTTTCGAACGTATCGTGACTGGTTAGCAAGGGATTTTTGTCAGCCAGTCTATGAAGAATGGTTATCTGAAGCGGTAGCAAAGGGAAGAATATCAGCCCCTGGATTTTTTACAGATCCGCTTATACATTATGCCTATTGCAAAGCGGAATGGAACGGACCAGCAAAAGGAATGCTAGATCCAGTCAAAGAGGTTAACGCAGCAGAAAAAAGAGTTTCGAACGGATTCTCGACGAGACAAAACGAAACAATGGAAATGACAGGTGGGGATTTTTACGCCAACGTAGAACAGTTAAAGAAAGAAGAAGAAAAAATGAAGGAGGTCCGAGAAATTGCCAAAAAGGGAACAGAGACAAGCGCAAAAGGAACAAAGACCGAATAAATTCTGGAATTTTGTACCGGGAACAGAAGAAGATCCCGCGCAGCTGATCTTGTACGGAACAATCGCAAGCGCGGAATCTTGGTGGGAAGACAGGGTAACGCCGAAGCAATTCAACCAGGAACTGGACGCCCTGGGAGATGTAGAAGAAATTGTTGTAAGGATCAACAGCGGGGGCGGTGACGTATTAGCAGCTAACGCGATCTATACAAGGTTAAGAGATCACAAAGCAACAATTACGGTAAAAATTGACGGCTGGGCAGCATCTGCCGCAACAATTATCGCAATGGCAGGCGATAAAATCCAGATCGCAAAAAACGGAATCTTTATGATTCACGATCCATCTATGACGATTTGGAACACGTACACAGCCGAACAATTTGAAAAAATGGCGGAGCAGTTAAAAACAGTGAAGCAATCAATTGTAAATGCATACACGCAACGAACAGGAAGGGACGAGGAAGAGGTTTCCGCGCTTATGTCGGAAGAAACATGGTGGACCGGAGAAGAAGCCGTAGAAGAAGGTTTCTGTGATGAGCTACTATTCGAGGAAGCGGAAACGATTGTTGAAAATGGTTCAATGTTGATTGTCAATTCGGTGCCGATCGACATAACAGGATTTAAAACAATCCCGCGAAATGTTTTTGAAAATAAAAGCACAACAAAGAACAGAGGAAAGAAAAAAGTACAAAATAAAGCGGAAGACAAGAAAGGAGTGCAAATGTCAGAGATTAAAACAGTACAGGATTTAGAAAAACAGTATCCGGGGCTTGTAACAGAGATCAGAAACGAAGCTGCAGAAGCAGAAAGAACAAGGATTAAGGATATTAAAAATCTTGAAATTGCAGGATTTGAAGACATTGTAGAAAATGCAATGTTTGAAAAACCAATCACAGCAGCAGAAACAGCCATGAAGATTATTAACAAACAGAAACAGGTTGGAGCTAATTACATGGCAGAAAGAGAAGAAGACGTGAAAGAAAGCGGAGTAAAAAACGTGCAGCACGGAAGCGGAGAAGAAGAAACTAAAAACAAATTCGATGCGATCATTGATGAAATGAAGTTTTAAAAATGAAAATTGAATTAATTAACGAAGATTGCTTAAAAGCAATGAAAAGCATAAAAAGCCAGAGTGTGGATATGATTTTGTGTGATCTGCCTTATAAAGTGACAGGGTGTGAATGGGATACACAATTGTTAGATATGGAAAAATTGAAAGAACAGTATTTAAGGATTGTGAAACCGAACGGAATCATTGCATTATTTGCAATCCAACCGTTTAGCACGGTAGTTATGAATACTTTTGGAAAGTATTACAGTCATACGTGGTATTGGCAGAAGAATAATGCAACAGGGGGGGTATTTAGCAAGGTACAACCGATGCGTTGTATAGAAGAAATTCACATTTTTCGAAAGCTGACAACAAAAAATAATAAAGGACAGTTTTCAAAAACAAGGAATTATATGATTGAACAAAGGAAACTGACAAATTTGAAAACAAAAGAACTGGATGAATTGCTAGGATCACAAATGGCAAAACATTATTTTACAACAGGCGAACAGTTTTCGATGCCAAAAGAGGACGATTATATAAAACTACAAACAACCGGATTTTTTCAAATGCCGTATAAAGATCTAAAAAGAATGTACAACAGCGAAAAGAAAAAAGAAGATTTTCGATACTATCCACAGGGATTGCAAAAAGTAAATAGATTAATTGTAAACACCAAAGACAGAAGCGGAGAAATTTACAAAGAAAAAGCGAATGAGAGTATCCAGCAGTTTACAAATTATCCGAAACAGCTAATTAAATTCAATACAGAGACAAAGCGAGAGCATCCAACGCAGAAACCAGTTAATTTACTTGAATATTTAATAAAAACATATACAAAAGAAAAAGAAGTGATTATGGATAACTGTATGGGTAGCGGAAGCACTGGCGTAGCAGCGATTAAAGCGAATAGAAGTTTTATCGGAATTGAAATGGATACAAATTACTACAAGATAGCACAAAGAAGAATTGCAGAAATTAGCAAATGGAAAAGGAGCAAAGCATGAGAGAAGCAGCGATTGAGAAAAGAGAATGTACAATGACAAACGTTCTTGCTGGAGTTTTTCCGATCGTAAAGGAAAGCGGAACAGCCAAAGCAGCACTACCGGCGTATACGCTAGTAGCAAAAGGAAGCGACGGGAAGCTTGAAGCATTAACAAATGAAACGGTAAGTAATGTAATTGGAATTACAGCAGAAGAAGCGGAAGCGGATGAAGTAATTGTTTACTATCAGACAGGGGAGTTTTTCAAAGATGCGATCAATATTCCGGCTGGAGTAGATGCAGAAGAAGCAAAAGAAGCTTTAAGAAAATTATCAATTTTTCTTAAATAGATAACAGGAGGAGACAATGGCAAACGAAATTAGTATTTATAATCCCCGAACGATGGGGCGACTTGTGGAAAGATTACCGCAGGAAAGAACATTTTTAAGAGACACATTTTTTAGAAATGAAGAAATTTTCACAACAGAAAAAGTGGATGTAGATTACGTGAAAGGTAATAGAAAGGTAGCGCCAATCGTGAGCCGATTAGTTGGCGGAAAAATTGTACCTAATACGGGATATGAAACCAAATCATACAAACCGCCACTTGTAGCGCCAGAGGTAATTACAACAGTAGACGATATTTTAAAACGACTTCCAGGAGAAAGCCTAGTATCGAAGATCACACCAGAACAGCGAGCGGTTCAAAAAATGGCAAAAGATTTTGTCATGCTGGAAGGGCAGATTGTGCGACGTGAAGAGCTGATGTGTGCGCAAGCGCTATTTACTGGAAAAATTGAGTTGATCGGAGACGGAGTAAACGAACAGCTTGATTTTGGATTTGAAAACACAGAAAAACTGGCAGGACAGAAAAAATGGACAGACCAGGAACATTCAAATCCGTTGAAAGATATTGAAAACTGGAGAAAAGAAGTACAGAAAAAAGGTTTCGTGAATTGCAATGTGGCAATTATGGGAAGCGATGCAAAAGATGCGTTTATTAATCATCCAAAAGTTAAAGAAGTGCTAGATGTAAGAAACTACAATTTAGCAGTTATTCAGCCGAGAGAATTACCAAATGGAGCGACATATATTGGATCGATTCACGAACTAGGACTTGATATCTATACATATAACGAATGGTATCTTGACGATTGGACAGATCCCACAACTCCAACGACAAAACCACTTGTGCCAGATAATGCGGTTGGCTTATTAAGCACAACAGCCAACTACTCTATGTATTATGGAGCTATTACATTGGTGGATGATAAGACAAAAGATTTTAGAACTGTAGCGGAGAAATATGTACCGGATACATATGTAGAACGCCGACCGGTTCGAAGATTTCTTAATTTATCATCTGCACCACTTCCAGTTCCACACGAGATTGATAGCTGGTATGTTGGAGAAGTTGTATAGAAAAGGCGGTAACGTATGGATTTTAAAAGCCAGTTGTTGAATGATATGAAGATATTTCACAACGCAAAAGAAATGGCGGAAAAAATTGAAATTACATACCAGGGCAGCAGAAAAGTAGTTGCTGCAATCTTAGAAAGCGCAGAAGAGGTTGCAAGACAGAAGAACGATCCAGCGCAAGGGATCAGTGAAGTTGATTCAGTTTTGTATGTATCGCTCGAAGAAATGGGAGAAGTACCAGAAAAAGGGAGCGATATAGAAATTGGAACAAAAGATACTGGATGGGTAAGATATGAGATCGTAAAAAGCCATTATGAAGATGGAGAAATAATCTTGAATCTTATGAGGTATGAAGAATGATACAGATAACAAATGAAACTGTAGAAAAGGTAAATGCGATACTTTCCGGAATTCCAAAAGGGGCGCAAAGGGCATTATCGAACGCGATTAACCGTGGATTATCTAAGGTTAAAACAGGTGCTTTCAAATACGCAAGGAAAGTATATACAGTACAATCCGGAGCGCTAAACGCAGCTACAAAAACGGCTGTAAAAACAACAAGTGCCGGAGATCTTGCAGGATATGTAAGTTTTTCCGGTGCAAAGATACCGTTGTACAAATTTAAGGTAACGCCGACAGTTCCGAAGCAGCACACACTTGTAAAAGCTAGTGTGATGAAAGGCAGCGGGACAGCGTTTGAACATGCCTTTATTGCAGATATGCAAAGCGGACACACCGGAGTATTTGAGCGAGAAACGTCAAAACGGTTTCCGATCGAAGAATTGATGGGATTATCTGCGGCGCAGATGATTGGAAACGATAAGGTTATAAAAGACGTAGAAAAAGACGCACAAGAAACGGTAAACAAGCGAATAGAGCATGAGATTGACAGATTGTTAAACGGATATGGAGGATAAATATGACACCGATTGTATTGTTGGAATGTCTCGAAGAATTTGTAAAAGAAAAAACAAAAGACATTATCTTACAAGTGCGTACAGCACCAGGAGAAGAAGACAACAAAGAACGAGCGGCATACATTTATAAAATGCAATTGCCGAGAGAAAAGGACAAAACACAGAAGATCCCTTATATCTTGTTGCAAGTTTTGAACGGTTCAGACGACCAGGAAAAGAACGAGCCGGAAAAAAGTACGTGTAAAATACGAATGGTATTTGCGACGTATTCAGAAGACGGCGGACAAGGATCATATGATGTGCTTAATTTAATCTTAAGAGTTCGTAGCGAGCTGGAAAAAGTCGGGATCATCGGTGGAAAATTTACGCTACAAAAGCCGTTAGAGTATATTGTTTATCCAGATAGCCCGTACCCGTATTATATCGGGGAAATGGTTACAAATTGGAGTATGCCAACGATCAAACGAGAAGTTGAACAGTATTGGCAGTAAGGCGGCACGATGGCAAAGAAGAAAAAGAAATATACGGTAAAAAAGAATCCGAAAAAAGTCAAAAAAGCGACAAAAAAACCAAAGAAAAAAGTTGTTAAAAAGAAAAAGACTACGACAAAAAAGACAACTACGCCGGTAAAAAATACAGTAGTCAAAGAAAGTGCAACAATACAATTAAAAACAAAAAAAAGAGACACAACAACGATCGACTATGCAGTATATGAAGGTGGAACGGAATACATAGGAATAACAGAGGTAAAAATGCCAGATCTGTCATTTTCGACTGAGAAAATAACGGGCGCTGGAATAATTGGCGAGGTTGAAGAAATTATGATCGGACGTATGTCGGCAATGACTGCAACGTTTAATTTTAGAACAATTACAGCGGCAGCAGTGAAGCTTTTGCAACCGTACGTGCATACGATTGATTTACGAGTAGCACAACAACAAATTGATACAAACGGAAACAATAGCGTAGCAGCTGTAAAACACATTTTAAAAGTAAAACCGAAGAAGTTGTCTCTCGGCAAAATAGAAAGCGCAACAAAGGCAGACGTGAGCGGAGAATATGTTGTGTCATACTATGCGTTATATATAAATGATGAAAAAGTAACAGAAATTGATCCATTTAATTGTATTTGCAAGATAAACGGAACAGATTATTTAAGTAGCGTGAACAGTGTATTAAACACGACAACAAAAAAGAAAAAAGTAACCACAAAGAAGAAAAAGAAAAAAACGAAAAAGAAGAAAAAGAAGAAGTAGGAGGTAAAAATGGCAGAGGAAAATAAGAAACAGCAGGCAAAGCAAATCCAGGAACAGGAAGAAAAACAACTCGTTTATATCGGTCCAACACTGCCAGGCGGAAAACTAAAATGCAATCAAATCTTTTTGGGAACAGAAGAAGCGATTAAAAACGAGATTAGAGAAGTTTTAGAAGAAAATCCACTGGTTGAAAAAATGCTTGTAGAAGTTACAGATCTGGCAGAGAAAAAACAGAAAGTAAAAACAGCGGGAAATATTTATAACAAATATTACAACGACATTGCATCTACAGCGGATAAGGAGGAATAGAACGAATGGCAATCACACACGGAATTCATACGAATAAAGTAGCGACAAGCGTTTCGACCCCGACTGAGGTAGAAACAGGGATTCACTTTGTTGTAGGGACCGCCCCGGTACATACAGTAAACGGGAAAGTAAACGAACCAATTATGCTGCAGAATTATAGCGAAGCAGCCGAACAGTTAGGGTATAGCGACGACTGGGGAAAATATAGCTTATGTGAAGAAATTTACACAGCTTTTCAGTTGTATGAAATTTCCCCAATCGTTGTAGTTAACGTATTAGATCCGGCAAAACACAAAGGAGAAGCAAAAACAACAGAAGAAAATGTAGCAGATAACCAGATTGTTCTGCCAATCGAAACGATTAAGGATTCGATCGAGATTACAGGAAAAACAAAGGGGGAAGATTACGATACATTCTACACAGAAGAAGGATGCGTGATTGAATTCCTAGCAGACACAACAGGGAAAGTATCCGTGAAGCATACAGAGGTAGATCCTAGCAAGGTAACAAAAAAAGATATTATCGGAGGGTTGGACACATCAACACACAAAGCAACAGGATTTGAATTGATCGATTCCGTATTCCCAAAATTCACGATTGTTCCAGATCTGATTTTGTGTCCAAATTGGACACATGATCCAGAAGTTGCAGCGATCATGGCAGCCAAAGCGGAAAACATCAACGGCGTTTTTGACGCCGACGCAATTATTGACGTAGATACAACAACAAGCGGAGTGACATACTACGCAAACGTGCCAGAGTGGAAGAAAAAGAAGAATTTAACAAAACCAAACGAATTGGTTTGCTTCCCTAAATTAAAACTAGGAGATCGAATTTTCAACCACAGCACACAGCTCGCGGCGTTGATTTCAGCAGTAGATACCGACGAAGATTACGGGGACGGTTCGCCTTGCGAATCAGCTTCTAACAAACCGTTACAGGCAGATAGCGCAGTATTAGCATCCGGGGAAGAAGTTTTGCTTGATTTACAGCAAGCCAATTATTTAAATGACAACGGAGTTATTACAGCAATTAATTTTTACAACGGTTTCGTAAGTTGGGGAAATTATACAGCAGCATTTCCACAGAGTAGCGATCCAGTAGATTATTTTTATTGTATTTCAAGAATGTTTAAATGGGTAGCTAAAACGGTAACGTTAACGTACTGGAATTCGCTAGACCGTAGAATGACAAGAAGGTTAATCGATGCAATCTTACAGGGTGTAAACGATTGGTTAAACGGTTTAACAACAGAAGAAAAGATTTTAGGCGGAAGAGTGGAATTTAGAGATGATGAAAACTCCTTGACTGCACTAATGGCAGGAAAAGCAAAGTTTCATATCTATTTAACACCGCCAAGCCCATTACAGGAAATGGAATTCACGCTTGAATATGACGTGTCTTATTTAAGCGCAGCATTAGAAGCGTAGGCAGGAGGTAGAAAAGAGAATGAGTAAGATTGATACACTTGTTGTAAACTTTGCAGCGTACGAAGACGCAACTGAGTTTTTGGGAATGACAGAAGCAACACTTCCAGATGTTGAGTATATGAGCGAAACACTTTCTGGAAGCGGGATCGCCGGAGAAATTGACGAAATTATCGCCGGGTATACATCCGCAATGACAACAACGTTAAATTTTAGGACTTATACAAAATCAGCGGTTAAATTACTTGAACCGCGCATTCATAACATTGATTTACGAGTAGCGCAGCAGCAGACAGATTCCGGAACTGGAGATGTTGGAATCGTAGCAGTGCGACATGTTTTGAAAGTAAAACCAAAGAAAACAGCTATGGGAAAACTGTCAGCAGCATCCGAAGCAGATGTAAGTGGGGACTACTCAACAGCGTATTTGGCAACATATATCAACAACGAAAAGGTAACAGAGATCGATCCGTTAAATAACAAATGCGTTATAAACGGGAAAGACTATCTTGCAGACGTAAGAAAAGCGTTAGGCAAGTAAAAAGTAACAAGCTGGCGGGGAACCGCCAGCAATAAATACAAACAAAGCGGAGGGAAACAGAAATGAGCGAAACAAAAGCAAATGATACAAAAGTAATTGTAGAGACAGACGAAAATGAAAAAGATGTAGTCGAAGTCGTAGAAACACAAGGAAACTACACACATCATTTCTCAGAAGAACAGACATTCGGAGATAAAAAATATAAAACATTAACGTTTTATTTTAACAATTTAACAGGAAGCGACATAGAAGCGATTGAAGAAGAGTTAACGGCGCAAAGTAAGTATATTATCAGTCCAGAAGTATCTTCTTTGTTCCAGGGAATGTTAGCGGCAAGAGCGGCAAACGTATCACATTACGATATCAGAAATTTACCGGTAAGAGACTACATGAAGATAAAAAACAAAGCGCGTGATTTTTTAGTAAATGCGGGCTATTAAAAATAGAAAACCCGGCAAATTATTTGCGTAGACAAATTTTAAAAATTGCGAAAGCTTCGCACACTCCAATTACATTTTTTTTAGATCTTCCGATCATGTCTTTGTATAGGTGGATAGAAAGCCTAAACGAAAACATAAACGAAGAACTGGAAGAAATGAAAAAGAAGAAAAGGTAGGAGGTGGAAAGCTTGGCAGGGGCGCAGAAACAATATGAATTACTGTTTAAATTAGCAGCTCAATTAGCACCAAACTTTAACGGAACGTTTAAAAAAGCGATTGAGACACAGAAAAAGCTACAAAACAGTATTAACGGCGTGAATTCCTTACAATCTAAGATTGACGGTTACACAAAAAACAGTAAAGCAATAGATCAGCAAAAAGAAAAATTAAGCCGATTAAGCCAGGAAAAAGAGCGTTTAAATCAAAAGATACAAACGAACAGAAATAATATGGCGACGTTGCAAGCGAAGATCCAGGAAACGGGAGACTCTACGGGACAGCTAACAGCACAGTTAGCTGCAGAACAAAGAGAGCTGGAAAAGAACACCGACAAATTAGGAAGAAACAAGCAACAGATACAACAGACCACTGCCAAGATAGAACAACAAGAACAGAAATTAAATACGTTAGGACAGGAGCTTGAAAAAGCAGGCGTTAACACTGGAAATCTAACGAAAGAAAACGAACGTTTACAAAGTACATATGACAAGCTAAGAACGTCGCAGGAAAGAATCGGACAGATCAACGAACAACAGCAGAAGGTTAAAGATACAATAGCAAGCACGAAAGGCGAACTATTAAGGACAACCGGAACGCTAGGGGCGATAGCTGCCGCCGTATATGCCGGTCCGGTAAAATCGGCAATGAGCTTCGAAAGCAATATGGCAGAAGTCGCAAAAGTTGTTGATTGGCTGAAAGATGATACCGGAGCGACGACAAAACAATATACTGATCTGGAAAAAAGGATTCTAAGCCTATCTGGTAAAATTCCAATGACAGCGGAAGAAATATCCGAGATTATGGCAGCAGCGGGACAAAGCAACGTTGCAACGAACAACAAAGAGTTAACGGAATTTACAGAGGGCGCAGCCAAAATGGGAATTGCGTTTGACATATCCGCAGAACAAGCCGGGGATTGGATGGCAAAATGGCGAACGTCTTTCAAAATGTCACAAAAAGAAGTCATTACGTTGTCGGATCAGATCAACTATTTGAGTAATACTTCTGCGGCAAATGCAAGCCAAATATCCTCAATTGTTACAAAAATCGGACCACTTGGAGAAGTTGCAGGGCTTGCATCCGGAGAGATCGCAGCCTTAGGAGCAACCCTGGTATCAGTTGGAGTCAATGAAGACGTAGCAGCGACGGGAATTAAAAAAGTCATGACCGTTATGACAGCCGGAAGCGCTGCGACAAAACGACAAACAGGTGTATTAAACAAATTAGGTTTAAGTGAAACCGAACTTGCAAAACATATGCAGACAGATGCGCAGGGAGCTATTTTGCAATTCCTGGAAGCGGTTAAAAAGCTTCCAAAAGCAGAACAGGCAGCAGCGTTAAAGAACTACTTCGGAGAAGAAGCAGTCGCAGCGATCGCCCCACTTTTAACAAATTTACCATACTTACGGGAAGAATTTGAAAAAGTCGGAGACGCTTCGCAGTATGCGGGAAGCATGGAAGCAGAATACGCAGCCAGAGCCGACACAAACGAAAACAAGTTACAGCTTGCAAAGAACAGCATACAAGCGCTGTCTACAACGTTAGGACAAGCCTTTTTACCAGTCGTAGGAGATGCAGCAGAAAAAATCGCAGTTATGGCGAATGCTTTAACGGATTTTGCAGCAGCTAACCCAGGAGCGATTCAAAGCATAGGAAAAGCAGTTGCAGTATTGGGTGGTTTGAAAGTTGCTTCACTTGTTGCAAAACTGGGAATTTTAGAAATAAAAAGCACAATTTTAGATTTTAAAAAGTTGATGGAACTTCTAAAATTCAAAACCGCAGAAACGGCAGTTGAATCTGTAGGATTTGGAACAAAGATCGCAGGAGTAGGCGAAAGACTAAAGGGCGCCGGATCATCATTAAAAACCTATCTAACACAGGTAAAAGGAAGCTTCGGAGGACTGAAAGAAGCAGCCGGATCAATCTTTGCAGATAATTTTATTGTCACAAAAATTACAGGATTGTTAAGCACCGCACGTGGTAAAATGCTGGGCGGTATTGGAGCGATCGGGAACGTTTTAAGAAGTGCAGTTACAAGCATTGGAATGGGAACGATTGGAATATTAACAACAGTATTCCAGGGGTTAGCCGGAAAAATCGGCGGTTTGGCTGGAATGATAGGAACAGCGTTAGGCAACAACGCGATCATAACAGTAATTGCAAGCAAGTTAAGTGGCGGTTTTGGAAAGATTGCGACACTTGCAGCACCGTTGGGAAACGTTTTTAAAACGATTCTAGCACCGTTAGCAAATTTAGCCGGACCAATTGGCGGGATCGTTGGAAAAGTATTACCGATCGTCGGAGTAGTTACGACGCTGATTGCTGTATTTAAATTGCTGAAAAATCATTTACAGGATATTAGAAACTTCATTCAATCCACGTTTGGAGATGAAGCGCTAAAAGTTTTTGATACCATGATTTCTGCAATATCCGGAATAGGAAACGTTATAAGCACAGCGCTATCCGGCGGAGTGGATAAAGCAAGAACAGCGATCCAAAGTTTATTCGGAGATGCAGGAGCAAAGCAATTTGACGTATTTATCCAATCTATAAGCCAGATCATGGATGTGTTCGGAGCAGTAACAGATGCAATCGCCGGATTTTTAGAAGCTGCCGCGCCGTCAATTTTTGCAATTATACAAAGCATTGCAACATTTATGGCTTCTATGATTGGGGTTGTTGCTGGATTTATAGCAGCGATCATGCCAACGATCAGCGAGATAGCGGTATTTTTGCAAACATATGTACTGCCGATTTTGCAAGAAATATTTAATTTCATAGCAATAACAATGCTACCAACAATAGCAACGTTAATACAAACAATTTTGCCAACGATTACGACGATCATAGCGGCAATGCTTCCAGTGATTCAAGTTGGTTTACAAACGATATGGACAGTTGCACAACCAATTCTTGCAGCGCTTGTTTCCGGAATCGGTGCAGCGATACAAGCGATACTTCCAATCTTGACAAGCATTGTTAGTGCGATACGTGGTGTGATCCAAGGAATACAAACAGTGCTACAAGGAATTATTCAATTTGTACGCGGTGTATTTACTGGACAATGGGGTGCAGCATGGCGAGGGATACAGACAGCTTTCAAAGGAGTTTGGCAAGCTATAACCAGTATAGCCCGTGGAGCAATTGGAACGATCAAAGGCTTAATAAGCGGCGTAACCGGAATGATTGGAAAGATCGGAAGCGCTGCGCAGAGTGCAAAAAACTTTGTTGGTAAAGTTTTAGGCGGTGGCGGAAGCAGCAAAAAGAGCAGTGGTGGCGGAAAAGTTAAAAAACACGCAAGAGGTACAAGTGACACAGAAGATACATTCATTGCTGGAGAGAACGGACCGGAACTTGTAACCAATGCACCGCATAGATCTGTCTACACAGCAGCGCAGACAGAAAACCTATTTGCCGCACAAAGAGCCGCACAAAAAGCCGCAGAAGTACAGAAACAAACGGCAAGTGTACAATCCAATCCGCCAGCAGTAGCAGGAAGCGGAAACGGAACAAACAAAAACGTAACAATAAATATAACAAACAATGTCGAGGTAAACGGAAACGAACCGGGAGACATCGACGAAAAACTAAAAGCAAACAATGAAAGCATAATGCAGCAGATTGACGAAAAGTTAGATGCTGACGATGATGACGAAAGGAGAACCCGTTATGAATGATGAATACACAACAATATCCGGCGATATGTGGGACAAGATAGCGTATGAACAGATGGGTTCTTCTTTTTACATTGATAAACTTATAAAAGCGAATTTGGAATACATGGATTATTACATATTTCCTGCAGGAATCACGTTAGTAATTCCAGAAATTGAAGCAGAGGAAATCGAGGACGTACCACCGTGGAAAAGAGGGCTATTAAATGAGTGATGCAGCAAAATTAGTTATAGATGGGACGGAAGCGGATGAAACGCTGACAAATGACATTGCCGTAATTGAGTACACGGATAACGATGAGCATCACGCTGATGATCTGCAAATAGTCACGTATAATCCAGAGGAATGGTACGGAAAAGAAACAATTGAATACACAATAACCGACAATGATTGGCACGAGATCAGTAAAGCGGTAGAAATGAAGTGTGGAACATTTAATATTGATTGCATAAAAAGGGATGATATAACCGGACTTTATGTTATTAAGGCGGCAGCAGTGCCGCCAGGTTCTACCGCAAGGCAAAACAAAAAAAGCAAAGCCTGGGAAAGAATTAATTTAAAAGAATTAGGACAACAGATTGCAAAACAAAATGGGTTAAATTTTTTATACGCAACTGAATTAA